CATCCAGCGGGTCAACTACTATTGTACCTACAATTTCATGGTCCATGTATGGATTTACTAGCCATATCTGAGAAATACCTGGACGATATGCTCCGTATACTTGTAATAGTGCAGTCCAAAAGATACTAGTATCTGGATTGACTGGTGCATCTAATGAATCATTGGGTACTAAGGCAGTTGTTTCGTTCTGTGGCAGTAACTGCAATGAGTTGCCTATAAACAATAACTGATAACCGTACGGTGATACTTTCTGTCTAGTTCCCATAAGCAAGTCATCGTTATCCATATCTTCAATTGTCTTGCCGTCAAAAATAGAAGCAATAACTTTGTTAATGACACCATACTTTCTAAGTTTTGCCGATGTTGTCAACCATATGGGTATGTAAAATTTCCAGGACATCACATCGATTGGATTTCCTGTGCCTTGCGGAATACTACGAGATGAGAATGTTAACCCATCTTGATAAACGACTGACAATGAAGTCCAATCTACAAAATTATCGGTGCTTTGAATTTCTAAACTTGGATTGAATAATGTTCCTAACTGTTCAATTATTTCTAGTTTTTGCTGATAGTTAGTTGTCCAAATATCAACTTGTACTCTCAATGTATACGGTACCGGCATTAGTTTCTCAACAGTGAATGCCTGACCCTGTGTTGTCTCGTAAGAGCCAGTAGCACTGTCAAACGATCTTTGTCTTATGTTTTGTTTCTCTACGAAATAAGGCTCTTGTGTGCGTTTCTGATCATATTCGAGTCCATTAATAAAATATGTCATTAGTGGAGCCGAAGGCAGATTGCTTGCAGAATTATTCGCCATAATAGTAGCAGCCTGCCTACTCGCATCACCATATTGAACTGGTACACGCCGTAAGATGAGATTACCGTTTGGATCCTTTCCGTTAGAAACATACCATTCACTAAAGATTTTTTGAAACTGTAATAAAAATCTTCTTATCTGATTATCGTAAAAATATTGTGCCATTATGTTCCGTCACTTGGTGGATTGTCATCTGGTGCTAAGTCTAAGAGTGAAGATAGCGGTTGTGCAGATGCTATGTTCCCTTCATCATTATTTATGTAAATATTATCATCGTTATTAATAAATCCAGATTGCAATGATTTATCGACCGAGGTATAGCCTGTTTCAGTTCTAACATTCTCGTCCACTCTTAACCAGAGTGTTCCTGACCAACGATACAATACATTCGGTGAGTAATCGATTCGTAAGAAGTAATATCCTACTGTAGGTGATGATGGGAATGAGATTCCTGCACCAGTCGGCAAGCCATTAGGGGCAGTACCATCACCAGTTAAGTATCCTGATGTGTAACCAAATGACTTTGGCGTAGAACGAGCAATGAATTGGAATCTAGGATCACAATCTGCTCTATAGTCCATTGTGTTAGGACCATATGGCTCAGTACCTGTGAAGCCTGACTGTTCAGGATCTTGGTCTGCCGTTGCATAAGTGTTATCAGCCGTACCATATGGACCAGTAACTGGTCCAGAAATATTAACTGCTAATAATTTAGTACCTTCTAGTGCTCCTGAGCCTGTAGCAGACATCTCTGGTGCTTCAATCATTATCGATAAGCTTGCTTCTACGAATTTAGCAATCACCTGATCTAGGTCAATATCTTGACCCTTCATTTTAGACTGCATAACTTCAAGCACTTCTTTTGGTATCTTTATGCCAGTTGATGCGTTTCTATAGTTAGCACTTTTCATCGTCACTACTTGGCCGGTTGCTGATAATGGTGAATTGCCTGGCATCCATGCTCGAACATCAGTCGGCGGTGCCGGTTGATTCTCTTTCTGAGACAAAACACCATTTGCTTCGTACAATCCATAAGTAGGGATAATGTAAAACTTCGAGGAGTCATATCCTGCTTTCGGTAGAATCCGATCTGCTTCTTTTAGTACAGCATCATTGATTCTAATATTTTCGTTGTAACGGCCTAATACATCTTTTAATGTATTAGATGCGTCTAGTTCCCAATATAGATCAGGGTCAGTTGCACCAGGTTTAGTACCAGCTGGTACTTCTTGCAATGATGTGTAATTTTTATCACCGAACGTAATTACATATCCAGGTGGATAATCTGATGTTATATCCCAATCTCCTAGGTAGTTGTCGATGTCGGTTGGTTGTTCAAGGATATTAGAGAACTCTTGGCTATCAACCATTTTCTCACATTTAATACGCCAAAGATGCGGGTACCAATCAGACGCAAATCCTTCACTTGCGTAGTTCGAATCCGTAACTTGATAAAATCTTCTCAGTGCAGTTGGGAATGTCTCGTTAAGACCATCGTAGTCAAGCAAGTGAGGTAACTCAATGACATCACCGACCATTAATTTTCTACCAACGATGTCAATCATATTATTGTAATGAATAGTTACAAAAATAGTATCATTACTTAAGAATAAACCGAATTGGCTCAGGTCAAAATCTAAGTTCTGTACATTATAATGACCACGTAATCTGTAAATATCTTTTGCATACTTTCTATCTCTGTTCTCTAGGAACAGTAAATCTTGTATGTTATTTGGGTTTAATGCATCATATTGTGGTTGACTGAAATCTGCTGAGGCACCTTGGTCCTCAGGACCAAGATATTTGTGTACGAACAAGTCCGTACCGCCCACAGTCATTTGTTCAGAAATATTTCTGTCGAAAAAACGGTAGTCGTTTTGTTTTTCTTCTCTGTATAAACTGAGTCTAGGCATATATATATTTATCGTAAAGAATGCCAAGTACATATTCTGGGGAAAAAAGATATTGCTTTGTAAAAAAATATAACGTATAATTCGCGAGATATATAAGTACGTATTAAAATTAGCAGAGGATACTAATGGCAAAGAGAAAAGGAAAGCCGGTTTATTTTACCCCAGAACCGAAGTGGACAGACTATCAATCTATCACCGACCCAGATGCACAAGCAAAAGCATATCAGGATTGTCAGTACTTTATTCGTACTGAGATCGCAGATAAGAAAAAAATTACAATCATAAGAGCATGGATAAAAGAGGAATCTGGTTGGCCTGACAAAGATATTGAGGTCATTCTTCGAAATCCAGACTGGGCATTCAGTACTCAATCTGAAGCTGTCTTCTTCAAAACAAAAGTAGGCTATCTGCCACAAGCAAATAGAGATTATGTTGAAAAGCAAAGGCCCGATTGGGTAGAGCGCGGTTTGCAAATTAAACAAGAAAAAGAAGAGAAGACCAGTGACAACCCGAATCGGCCCTCGATTCAAGACATTATGAATGACAAGTTACTTGAGGCTGGTGGGGAAATTGATGGTTTGATCGATGAATGGTTTAAAAATAAACGTAAACTAGATGTGCCCATGATACAATCGAGTATAATGAAATTTCTTAATCTTTACAGTCCTTTAGCACAACATATACCCAAATTAGTTTTGTTATATGAAAAAGAAAAGCTTGAGTTTATCGAAGTAATAAAAGGCAAAGACGACCAGTTAGTTGAGGGATATGAACATCTCACTAAAACAAAATTAAAACAAAGTGTAATTCTTTATGATCACATCATAAGCACGTTAAATTCATATGCTACTCTCAAGATTCAATCTAGGACAAAACGCAAGACTAAGCCTATCTCTCCCGAGAAGGCTGTATCTAAGTTAAAATATTTAAAAGAATTCACCACTGATCAACTGAAGCTGAAAAGCGTCAAACCAACTGCACTGCATCTATCAAAAGAAGCATGGGTATATGATACAGGAAAACGTAAACTGCATCATTATGTAGCAGACGATTTAGGTGGAGAAATGTTTGTCAAGGGCAACACATTGCTAGGCTTTGATAAAGTAAAGAGTCAGATCAAAACTCTGCGCAAGCCTCATGAACAAATCAAAGAAGTAATGGGGAGCAAGCCAGCCGCAAGGACTTACTTCGACAAGATCAAATCTGTTGGCATTAGACCAACAGGTCGCTTCAACGACCATATCATTATCTTAAAGGCTCACCAGAGATAAATACTCGTAACAGGAAATATTTTTATGGCAGCCGATAACTTAGCAGTACCAAACAACGAGAATCTTGAGCAACTTAAAGAAGACATGTTCGAAAACCTACGCATGCGTTTAGGTGACGGTATCATCGATATAGAACTTGATCCAAATCACTACGAACAAGCCTATAAATATGCTGTACTTACTTATAGACAAAGAGCAGAGAACTCGGTGCAGGAAACTTACACTTTGCTAACAGTAGAAAGAGATAGAGATACATACACGTTGCCGTCAGAGTTTATTAATGTCAGGCAAGTATTCAGAAGAACAATCGGTTTAGAGACTGGGCCAGGCGCATCGTCATTCGATCCATTCTCAAGCGCCATCTTAAATACATACCTATTGAACTATAACCATTCAGGTGGTTTAGCAACATATGACTTCTATGCAAGCTATGTAGAACTTGCCGCAAGAATGTTCGGTGGCTTTGTAGTTTATACATTCGATTCAGTAACCAAACAAATCAGACTTGTCAGAGATTTTAAAGGCTCTGGAGAACAAATTCTTATATGGGCTGACATTTCTCGTCCAGAAACTTCGTTA